ACGCTATACCAAGCTAACAAGAAAGAGCAGAGAGAAATTCTTAAGTACTTTGAAACAAAAGATGCATCTCCTGACAATCTTCCAGAAAGGAAGGTAAGTGTAGCTATGCAACCTACAGTTGCAAGGGGAACAAGATCCGATGCAAGGACTGCAGAGCGGGTATCAATTAAAGATTCTGTAATTCAAGCTAAGAAACAAATTGAAAAACTTGGACAAGATCTAGTAGATATGGGTCTTATTACTCAAGAGCAGTATAACGAGTTAAAAGGATCGTACCTTCCAAGAACCTATCTTGAATATCTTGGTAAAGATAGATTGGGAATTGGACTTGGCACAAGTAAACTAAACTATACTAAAGCTAGAACTTCTACTGATACATTCTTAAGGGATGTTATGGATGGTAGGATAAAAGATCCAGGCTTCTTAGCAGCTAGATACATTTCAATGGCGGGTTCTGATATAGCAACGATAAAGTATCTTGACTTTATAGCTGCTGATACAGGTCAGAATGGTTGGGTTCTTCCTAATCAGATTGTTAACTTCGAGGGAATGAAAGGTACTGTTGGCTTTTGGAATGAAAGGCTAGATGGTATCAGAAGAAATGCAGCTCAGATGGAGTCACTCAATCCATCGCAAGCAAAAGAAATGAATGCCTTTGCTAGCAAACTTCAAAGAGCAATAGATGCTGTTGGAACTATACCTGCTGCTCAAGGATACAAACGTATACCAGATAGTGCAAGGTATGGAGCGATGCGTGGCTTGTATGTTAAGAAAGAAATTGCTAACGATATCATGAGTCAGGAATCATTGTATACAAATAATGAATTCTTAAACTCAGTTCTTAACGTATCATCAAAAGCTACCAAAGTATTTAAGTATACTAAAGTTCCAATGAATATTCCTACTCAGGCACGTAACGTTATATCTAACATTGTGCTTATGGATACATCTGGAACTAACTTCTTTAAGATACCTGGACTGCTTAACAGAGCAATACAAGACATAGTATCTAATGGAAAGTACATGGAGTTAGCTAGGAAGTATGGTATTGAATCAACGACATTTGCTTCAGAAGAACTTGTCACTATGGACAAAGAGCTTCAGAAAATAAAGTCTCAGGATAAAAGTTGGGGTGGCTTGTGGGCAAGAAGTCAGGTATTCTTTAACGATTACCTAGACGTTGGTGGTCGTGCCTATCAAAAGACAGAGGTGATGTTTAAGATTGCCAAGATGATTGACCTTATGGAAAATCATGGCAAGTCTGAGGCTGAAGCAGCCAAGCTAGCAAACGAAGCATTGCTTGACTATAGTAATGTATCGCAAGGTGTAAGGGTTATTAGATCTATGCCTCTTGGTTCTCCGTTTATTACGTTTAACCTTAAAGCAGGTGCTCAGATGATTCGCAATATTAGGAATCATCCTATTGCTGTTGCCAAGTATGCAGCTATACCTTACATTGTTTCTCAGATGCTTCTTGAGAATAACGATGACATTGAAGAAGAAGATATTCCCGCAATGCAGAAGCTTGTTGCTGACTACATGGAAGGTAACATGACTACAATGATTCTTCCTTGGAAGGATGAACAGGGTAGGCTTAGAGTTTTTGATATGGGATACTTCTTGCCGTGGGGTGCACATTTAAGCATGGCAAAGAATCTTATGGAGGGTGAGTTTGGTGAGGCTGCTAAGACTCCAGGGTTCTTTGGAGGACCTTTCGAGCTTGTGGCTGGAATGAAAACTAATACAGATCCATTTACTGGACAAAGCATTTGGAGCGAAGCTGATCCTCCGATGCAACAGTATCAAGATATACTAGGCTTTCTTGTAAGCTACGCTACTCCACCCATGATTATGCCTAGAAATAAATCAGGTGATGTCATAGGGAACGGAGGGCAGATAGTTAAAACTCTTATGGCTGCTGGATGGATGGACGGCAATACAGATGCCGATGGCCTACCAAAAAATACTGTTGGAAGCTCTATACTTTCTTGGATGGGAATTAATACTGCCGCTTTGACTGCTGAAACAGCAGGTAGAAAGGTTTACTTTAAAGGTAAGGATGTTGATAAAATCATGCAGAGATTAATAAAACTTATTGATGATCCTAATGTAAAAGAAGATCAACGAGAAAGACTTATAGAAGAGTACAGAATGCATCAAGCAAATGCAATAGAAAAATACCGTGAGTATGCTGATGCATATAGACAGGTAGAAGATGTCCTCTAGTCTATATGTTGAAGTTGAATGGGTAGATATTATATCTACATCTGGGTGGGAAAAATCTGATGAAATAAAGACCCCCATCTTTTGGTCTTATGGATATTTAATTAACCACGATGATGAAGAGGTTCGTATAGCTACGACCAAAGATGAGGATGGTGAATGGTATGGGTTTACTATCATGCCCATAGGTTGTGTTAAAAAAATAACCCCCCTGGGGAAGGGGGGCTATTCAAATCAAACGAATAACATAATTAGACAGGCAGAGAAAAACACATAGCTTCCGTACCAGCCAAGCATATAAATTAAATCTCTTGCCATCTTTGATTCCATTTCTTAACGGCGGATTCTTTTTGAGAGTCTACCTTTGGGTGAAAGCTTAAGAACAAAGAGCACTTTGTACATCCAACTAAGAACTTACCAATCATTGCTTTTGCTCCACAGAATGGACAATGTTTTAAACTCATAAGTATTCCCGTAGTAGTTTGCGTTGAGTTACAGCGTTTATTTCATCGTAGTATCCCTCCCCATCTAGTCCGTTTAAACTAACAACCCCCCTCCACCAAGTGTACTCTGTATCCCTACACCAACTCTCTGAGTAGTGAGGGTGAGAGAAACATCCTGCGCTTAATCCAAATATCTTTTGACCATCAGGTCTAGTTTGTTCTGCATGATTATACAAGTGTGAATGTCCTTGCACCGCTGAGCAGTGCAGTTTAGATACCAGTTGATGACCAATATGTGATGAACTAATTGGCCTTCCTGCAACACCAGAAGTAAAGTAATGGGAAAATATAATACCTTCAACAGTTAATGTCCTTTTGAATGGTGTTAGTTTCCAACCAAACTTTTCATACTGTAGGTCTTTGATTGAGATAGCTCCCTCTAGTTCAGGTGCTGAGTTAACAGCCCTGTCTATTCTATCTTCATGATTACCTAAACACATGAATAGCCGTGGCTTGTACTGCTTTTCTTTATTCTTTTTCTTCTTAGCGTTAAGCTTCTTGATAGGATCGAACATCTTATTTTGTCCATCAATAACAGATTCAACATCCTTCTTGTATCGTCTTCCTTCAAAACCTTTAGTCCCCTTATCATATGATGAGAGACTAGGCATATCTGCAAAGTCTCCCAAACATACAATGATTTCAGGCTTGTGCTTTACTATGTAGTTTCCTAAAGCAGTAAACCTGTCGCTGTCATACTCAGGTGCAGCATGAGCATCTGGTATGATTAGCATATTTTTATTACCCTTCAATTTGATTCTCCGTTTTTGTTTTGCGTCTTGGTTTGGACACTGGTCTATATGGATACAAAGCACAGCTTGTAATCTCGCATCTCTCTACTTGATACCTCATAGACCCTGACTCTAGTGGATCGTATATACACTCAATACACTTGTCCATAATTGCTTTGCTTCTACTCATTACCCTTTCCTTACTTCTTTGATTAGTATATTAGCATAAGATATAATCTTTTCTAAGTCTGCCAGAGGTTCTCCTTTTTTGTCCCATCTGGCAGCATACTTAATAATATTTCCAGAACAGAAGTCAAGCCCATTAGACATAATAAAATCTATTGGTTCAATCTTCATCTTGTAATGGTCGTTCATTATATTCCGCACACCCCACTTAAGCATTGCTCTTCGCTATTGTCCTCATAGATAACACCACGTTTAGCATGAGCTTCCTCATAAGGAACAGAAGTAATAGGCTGACCACCTCTAGCACCATCAGGATATACTGTTAAGCCACGTAATCCTGGCGCATACTTAGCGATAGTCTCTGCATACTTCATGATTGTATCCTCATTATTTAGATCACTACCCCAAGCAGGCAGATTAATTGTACTGCTAATAGCATGGTCAACATACTTCTGTAGTTCATACTGAAACTTGATGCGTCTTTCTGGATCACCCGCTAAGTCTACTGCTGACTCTATGTTTTCTGGTTTGATTCCTCCGTCGATAAGGGCTTGAGCTGTACCGTCGACGACAAACTGATGCTTCCATTTGGTTCCATCCGTAAGATAACGCCTGCGGTAAGCAACGGCGTATATCGGTTCCACTCCAGAAGTAGTCCCCGCGAGGATACTAATGGTTCCTGTCGGAGCAATTGCTCTGTATCCTTTAGGACGTTTGAGAAAAAGTCTATCGCAGTGAGCGTCGGCTGATCGCTTGCTTTCTGATTCATAAACCCTCATCCATTGTTTAAGTTCATCTGTCATTTCATACTTATGACCACGCTGAAGAAGCCACTCATGCATACCCATAAGACCCAAACCAATACGACTATTTTGCATCCTTACTTTTGAGATTTTTTCGTAGGGGACTTGCGCTCTGATAAGCCCACAAACAAGGAACTTACTTGCAAGATTAACAACATCCCTAAACTCATTAAGGTCCCCAACATTAGCCAGATTAACAGACCCAAGATTGCAAACGTCGCTATCATCTTCGCTAGTAATTTCTGTGCAAGCATTACGAAGCGTTTCATTTTGTTTGTCTCCAAAGTTAAACGAGAACCCAGGCTCTCCTGTCATCATAGCTTGCCTAATGTTCTCAACAAACACTGGGTTCATCTTATCTTTAAGCCATGCATCATCATAGTTAAGTGATATGTTCATCATATCTAAAGGAGCAGGAGCATTAAAGTCTGCTTTCTTTAGTTCAGCATAGTTAGTATCACCAACACTGATGTCATGCCAGTTCTTAACCTTTAGGAAGTCATTAGCATCTTCATGTTGCCAGTTCATTGAGCCATACAGTGCAGACCTACGGCTACCACCCTGCATTACATTACGTCCAACCTCATTGAGGGTAGACAGTAGTGGAATAGGCCCAGAAGCAACGCCTCCAGTACGAACCAGTCTGCGTCCTGATGGCCTAGCCTTAGAGATATCAACACCAATTCCTCCTCCTGTCATCAAGCAAGACATTGCACGTTGAGTAACGCCAGCCCACTCTTCTCTAGTATCCTCCTCAAGCCTAAGAAGATAGCAGTTATTGTAAAACCTAGCATCTCTACCTGCATACCATAAATACCTACCGCCTGGGACAAACTTAAAGTCAGAGATATACTGAGCAAGCTGATCTCGTTCGGTCTTATCCATCAAAGGATTTTTTGATCCATTAAAGTCACCACATACGCTGTTAACTACTGCATGCGCCTTGTCATTCCAAGTCTCATACTCTGTAGATGCGTACTTGTTTTTAAATATATCTTCGCCTAGCTTAGTTTTAAATGTCATTGTATACCTTCGTTAATTACTTTATTTCCTGTACTACCAAAACCACCCTCACCCCTAACAACATAGCTACTAACCTCAGTAGATAAAACTGGAGAAAGATAATGCGAGAATACTAACTGCGCTATCTTATCTCCCTTCTCAATATCATATGGCAGATGTCCCGAATTAAAAAGGATTACCTTGACCTCACCCTTGTAGTCTGGGTCAATAGTTCCTGGGGAATTAAGAACAAACACACCATGTTTAGATGCTAAGCCGCTTCTACTTCTTACCTGACCTTCAATACCAATTGGCATATGAAGTTTTATTCCAGTGCTAATTACCTTTGTAGACAAAGGTCTAATCACATCATCCTCTGATGAACAGATATCATACCCAACAGAAAACTCAGTTGCTCTCTGTGGTATAGCACTTGCTGTACTCATCAACTCAATCTTTACTTGATCTGACATTTATATATTTTCCTTTTAGATCGTGTTCTTTTGCATATCGCATATACTCTTGCAGAGAACATCCAGCATGGTGTTTAAAACATTCTTCCCAAGAATTAAATTTAACAGTCGGCTGTTTTTTACCAGAGTAAATGTCTCTTGCAAGGAAGTATATGATCTCATCTTGTGGCTCTCCTTTAGAACGGTATGTCATCAGCTGATACTTCTTTAGCTATATCTTTCATAGCATCTCTAGCACCTGAAGGCATAGACTTCTTGTCAGAAGATCCCATCTCTACTTCTTTGTATGCATCTGGACTGTTAATCATCTGCATCATATACCCTTTGATGTCAGTAG